CTGCCCCGTGATGTTGGCGCTCCCGGAGCCTGCGCTCGTCAGGTCGGTCGGATCGTTGGCGACACTCCAGCCGACGTAGCCGTCGTCGCCGAAGAACAGCAGGTAGGGGTGGAGCGCGACGATCCCGCCGGTGGCGCTCCCGCCGGTCGGGAGGGCGATGCTGGTCAGCGCGCTCGTGCCGAACAGCGGCCCCGAGAACAGCTCGCCGCCCTCGTCGTTGCAGAGGCAGTCGCCGTTCGGCGCCACCTGGGCGATGATCAGAGGGTTGTTGACGCCACCCGACAGCTCGCCCTCGACGGCGAACTGCCACAGGTTGCGGTCGTCGGCCGTGAAGCCCGACGTCGGCGTGCGGTCGGAGATGACGCTGCTCGCGACGCCGCTGATGGCAAAGCGCTCGACGTAGTTGGCCGAGCCCGAGTGGACGTAGGTCGTCTGGTTCCGCGTGTACTCCGAGAGGCCGGTGCTCGGTTCGCGGAGGAACTTGTTCGTCGAGCGGTAGCCGCCGATCTTGCGCGGCAGGCCCCGCTCGAAGCGGCACCACTGGCCGTCGACGTAGGCGTCACCCTCGAACAGCGTGCCATCCCGCTTGATGCCGGGCAGCGAGATGATCCGGGTCGGTATCTTGTCCGGGCGTTCTGACATCAGGAGAAGGGAACCTGCGAAGCGTAGACGGTGAAGGTGGCGGCGCCGGTCTTGACGACGACGTAGCTGTAGAAGTCGGTGCCGCTGGCGTTGCCCGCCGTCGGCGCGCCGCCTTGCCAGCGCGTGGTGACGCCCACGGCCGTGCCGTCGATCTGGACGACGTTATTGAAGTACGGCGTGCCGCCCTGCGGCACCGCGTGGACGACGGTGACGACATCATTGGTCGCCATCAGGCTGTCGAGGGTGTTCGAGCCGTCGCCCCGGATGTTCAACGTCCAGTTGGCGGCCGCGTTCGACGTGTAGATCAGCACGCTCTGCGTCAGGACGTTGAAGGCGATGGTCCCCGTCGCCGCCGTCGCCGAGACCGTCGCGGGCTCGCTGGCGTTCTTGATCGCCACGGCCAGCTCGGCCGAGCCGCCGTTCAGCGTCTGCTTCTTCGTCCACGTGCTCGCCGTGTCGGGCTTCGCGTAGTCCGTGCCTGCTGTCGCCGCGACGGCCGCCGAGGTCCCGGCGAACTTGGCGAGGCCCGTCAGCGTCGCGACGCCCGTACCGCCCTGCGCGACGCTCAGCGGGGTCGAGAGCGCCGACAGCGAGGTGATGTCGCTGTTGGCGCCCGAGGCCGCCGCAGACAGCGCCGTGCGCGCCGCGAGGGCGCTGGCGGCGTTGAACAGCGCGATGCCGGTCGCCGTGCCGCCCAGGTTCACGAGGGCGGCGTTGGCCGTCGTCGCACCCGTGCCGCCGTCCGTGATGGCGATGGGTGTCGCGATGGACGCCGTGTCGGCCTTGATGATGTTCGTGCCGTCGCAGTAGTAGATGCCGCGAGAGCCGCGCGTGACAGTCAGGAAGGGCGACTGGCCGGTTGTACCGATCTTCAGGAGGTATGAGCCGCCCGTCGTAGAGTTGTCGACCCAGTACATCTGGACCGTGTTCGGCATCACGACGTTGACGTCGCTCGTCAGCGTGCCGTTGAACTTGTAGGCAATGCGGTTCAGTTCGTTTCCAGCCAGCGTGTAGTTCGCGCCGTGGCCGGTCATGCTGACAACGGTGTAGTCGAAGGCGAAGATCGACTGCTGCCCGTAGCCGACGGTGAAGAAGTCCGTGCCGTCGGAGATCACAACGGCGCTGTCGCCCGGCTGCAGGACCAGCGACGCGGCTCCGTTAATCAGATCACTGCCCTGCGGATCGAGGGTCACATCGCCCCCGCCGCCGTTGCGGATGGCGACGAACCAGTCGTCCCCGACGCTCGACGCCGTCGGGAGGGTCACCGTCCCCGAGCCGGTCGCCTCCCACAGGACCAGCTTCGCGCGGTCCTGGTCGCCGATGGTGTAGGGCGTGTTGATCGACGCGACGGGCGTAGCCGTCGCCAGCGTGGCGCCGATGGCCGTGATGCCGTAGCCCGCGAGCGACGCCGCCTGCGCCTGGGACACCGAGGCGCCGAACTGGAACGTCCTCCAGGCGCCGTTCACCGTCGCGTTGCTGCGGAGGTAGAGCTGCCACTGTGTGTCCGAGGTGAGGGACGCGAGGGTGTTTCCGCCCTGGTCCTTCACGGTGACGGTGTTGGGCCCGATGTTGTTGAACAGCACGGCCGTGCCGGGGCTGACCAGGGTCGCGTCCGGCATCGTGATGTCGTAGGCGCCGGTCGGCGTGACGTCGATGATCGACGCGGCGGCCGTGCCGCCGACCAGGGCCTCCAGGGGCCACACCAGCTCGGTGTTGGCCGTCAGCGCCAGGGCGAGGTACGAGACCTGTGAGGGGGCGATTGGCGAGCCGCCGAAGATGCTGGTGTACGCGGTCACCTAGGCCTCCTTGCGGACTGAGGAACGGTCGATGATTTTAGCCAAGTCCTGCCCGTTGATCATGCCCGCCTCGCGGTCGTAGAACGACTGCCAGATGGCGATCTGGCTCGTCTCCTTGAGGAACGGCGCCGCTTCGAGGAGCGTCCCGTAGAGCAGCAGCCGGGGCGCGTACTCGGTCAGCCAGTTGGTCTGGTTGGTGTCGTCGAGGAGCGGCAGCAGCTCGTAGTAGATGATCTCGGCCGGGTACGCCGCGTCGGGCGTCGGCGCGATCAGCCAGTGGGTGTAGTCGTAGTCGGCGTAGAACTCCGGCTCGTCCTGCGTCGCCGGGTTGGGCCAGTAGCTACGAAGGTAGCCGTAGTCTCGGCCGAAGAGGGTCTTGCTGGTCGTAAACCCGGCGCCGGTCGCGATGTTGATCGCGACCGTGTCGCGCCACCGGTCGGGCTTGGCGTAGACCGATTGCCCCGCGACGAGGGTCACGGAGACGACGTTGATGAAGCCCTGTATCTTCAGCTCGGTCGCCACGCGGCGCTCGGCGCTGTTGATCAGGCGGGGGATTTGATCGAAGACGGTGACGTCGACGGCCGAGCCGCGCTCGATGTAGGCTCGAACGTCACTCTGCAGGCTGTCGAAGGTGGTCGTGGTCGCCATAGCTCACCGTCACTGGGGCTTTGACGCCGCCGCCTTTGCCCAGGCCTCGACCGTCTTGGCGTGCAGTGTAGCACACGCGCCGTAAGAAGACACCACATCGACCTCCCAGACAAGCCGCTCCGGGTCCAGGAACGGGTCCGGACGTGGCGGGAGGGCGACGCAGGGCGCGGCGAGGTTGGCGCTCAGCTCAGGGAGCCGCGTCGGAAAGCGCATCATCGAGCACGCGGAGAGCGCCAGGATCAGGGGCGCACACGGCAGGAGCTTGAGGAACGTCACGGTAAATCTCCCGGATGGTGGCCGTCCGCTCGACGCGGACCTTGTCGGCTTTGGCGCGCTCGATCTCCAGCTCTCGGGCGGCCGTGTCGAGGGCGCCCTGGATGGCTTCGATCTGCTTTCGGGCCTGCGCCTCGCACGCCTCTTCGGCGGCCCGGTAGCCGTTGTCGTAGAGACCCTTGGCGATCAGCGCCGCGCCTCCGAAGAAGACCAGCGCGGAGACGAGGGCGGCTATGATCTTGATCTGGAGCCCGGTCACGCCTCGTTCTCCGACAGTTGGCCCGAGGCGGCGACCCGGATCACGCGGCCGGTCACCGCCATGCGGTGCGGCCAACGGGACGCGATGCAGCGGCTCTTGGCGATCCAGGCGAGGCTGACGGCGTCGCCCTGATTGCCACCGAGGACCTGATACGCCGTCGCGTTCTCGGCCGCGTAGAAGCCGACGTGGCCCCCGCCCTCACGCTCGAAGACCAGGACGGCGCCCTCACACGGCAGAACGGGGATACCCCACGTCGCCCAAGCCTTGGCGCGGACGCTGATCGGGGGCGGCTTGAACCCGGCCTCGGTGACGACCTGCGCGACGAAGAGGCCGCACCAGGGCACGCTGTCGGCGCCGTAGGCGATGCCGAGCACCTTTGAGCCGAGACCCTTGGCCCAGCGCATGATCGCCGGACTGTTGCCGGGCCCGGGGACCTCGCGGATGCCCAGCTTGGCGCGGGCGAACGCCATCCAGTGGCTCATGGCCCCTCCTTGGGCTCGGTGCCGTTGGTCAACGTCACCAGGGCGGTGACA